ATATGACGAGAAGCCTAACAACAGCAGTAAAGAACGAAATAGCAACAAATGATATTAGACCAATACATCTTATCACTATTGGGTTCAGCACTCCTGTTAATATTACTGATTGTTCCTTTTCGCTAACATCATCAGTTTCAGGCTCATCTGTTACTTATAACGCATCAGATCATTTAATAGGTATATCAGATTTTGCAGAACAAATAGATGTAAGTAAATCTAGCATTAAATTGAGTTTATCTGGTGCAGAACAAACTTATATATCAGCAGTATTAAATGAAAATGTAATTAATGATGAAGTTACTATTTATAGAGGATTGTTAGCAGATGATAACACAATAATTGATGACCCTTTTTTACTTTATAAAGGAAATATTGAAAGTTTTGAAATAAATGAACAACCTAAAACAAGTTCATTAACATTATCTATAGTATCTCATTGGGCTGACTTTAATAAAAAGAATGGTCGTAAAACAAATAACACATCACAGCAAAGATTCTTTAGTACAGATGTTGGTATGGATTTTGCTAGTCAAACAGTACAAGATATTAAATGGGGTAGAGAATAATGTTCGATATTATTTCATTATATAGAAAATATCCAAAATATAATAATTTACATGATATTGATTTACAACATTATTTAAAACCAAGCATATATTTAAACCAATACAAAAAACATTATGATAATGATAAATTAATTGGTTTTACTAATTGGGCTTATTTATCTGATAATGCTTATAATAGTTTTAAACAAACTGCTAAAATAAAATATACTGAATGGAACTCAGGTAATAATTTAGTATTTGTAGAATTTATTGCTATTAAAAATGTTAGAAGAATTTTTAAATGGTGTATTGATATGGCAAATAAATTTAAAGGAATTAAAGATTATTTTACTTGGTTAAGAGTAGAAGATGATAAAATTAAAAGAATTATAATCAAGGATATATAATGGGTGGTGTAGTTAGTTCAGTTGTTGATGCTGGTAAGAAATTTGTAGGTACTGCTATAAGTGTTATTACAGGTGCAAACCCTATTGTATCTTTGGGTGTATCATTATTTTTAGCTTGGGTATTAAGACCTAAAACACCAGAAATTCCTGATTTTGGAACTAATGAATTTGATGATTTTGAAAGAGGTTTATTAATTAATAAACAATCTAATGACGCAAACATTCCTGTAATCTATGGAGAAAGACTTACTGGTGGAACTAGAGTTTTTATGGAAACTTCAGGAACAGATAACACTTATTTATATATGGCAATCGTTATGGCAGAGGGAGAAATAAACGATATAACAGAAATAAGAGTAGATGATAAAGTTGTTACATTTGCTAGTAGCTTATCAGATGGTACAGCAGTTGAAGTAGATAGTGGCGATAGTAATTTTTATAAAGCTGACCCAACAGTAGAGGGTTCGAGTGCAGAAAGTTTAATTAGATTAGAGCCTCATTATGGAACTGATGGTCAATCAGCATCAACTTTATTATCAACATTATCATCATGGGGAAGTAATCATAAATTATCTGGTCTTTGCTATTTAGCTGTTAGATTCAAATGGAACTCTGACGCATTTACAGGTATTCCAAAAGTACAAGCTAAAATACAAGGTAAAAAAGTTAAAACTTATAATGCAAGTCTAGTAGAACAATCTGCTAGTTATCAAACTAATCCAGCTTGGTGTTTATTAGATTATTTAACAGATACAAGATATGGAAAAGGTTTAGCAACTTCAGAAATAGATTTACAAAGTTTTTATGATGCTTCATTAATTTGCGAAACACAAGTAACTCCATATTCAGGTGGAAGTGATATTAATATATTTGATTGTAATACTGCTATAGATACATCAAGACCAATTATAGATAATGTTAGAGAATTTTTAAAAGGTTGTCGAGGTTATTTACCTTATAATGCTGGTAAATATAATTTAGTTATAGAAACAACAGGCACAGCATCAATTACATTAACAGAAGATAATATTATTGGCGGTTATTCATTATCAACACCTACAAAAAATGATAGATACAATAGAGTTATAGTTGGCTTTGTTAATCCTGATAGAAATTTCCAAGTTGATGAAGTGCAGTTTCCACCAATAGATGATTCAGGATTACCAAGTGCAGATCAACACGCAACAATGAAAACTGCTGATGGTGGATTTTTATTAGAGGGTAGATTTAATTTCACAACTATTACAAATCAATATCAAGCTGAAGAAATGGCAGAAGTTATTTTAAGAAGAAGTAGAGAAGCATTAACTTTAGGAATAAATGTTGATTTTAACGGTTATGATTTATCTATTGGAGAAATAGTTAATATCACACATAGTTCATTAGGATTTTCTGCTAAACCATTTAGAGTGATTGGAATAACTTTTAATCAAGATTTAACTGTTGGTTTATCTTTAGTGGAATACCAAGCAACACACTATAGCTGGGCTTCAAAACAACAAGCAACAGCAGTTCCAACAACTAATTTACCTAATCCATTTACTATTCAGCCACCAGCAAGTGTTACATTAGATGATACTTTAATTGAATATAATGATGGTACAGTTATTGTAGCTTTAGATGTTAATATTGGTGCGAGTACAGATAAATTTATAGATTATTACCAAGTCGAATATAAATTAAGTACAGATTCTAATTTTATTATTTATGCACAAGGCTCAGGATTAAATCACAGAGTATTAAATGTAATTGACCAACAAACTTATGATGTAAGAGTTAAAGCTGTAAATACTTTAGGAGTTTCATCAACTTATGTAACAGCACAAAGAACAATCGTTGGTGCTATTGCACCACCAAGTGATGTAGAAGATTTTTCATGTAATATTGTTGGACAAGAAGCACATTTAAGTTGGAATCAAATACCTGATTTAGATTTAGCTTATTATCAATTAAGATATTCAACATCTACAAATGGAACTGCTGATTGGCAAAACTCAGTTAATTTAGTTTCTAAAGTATCAAGACCAGCAACATCAATTTCAGTACCAGCTAGGGCTGGAACTTATCTTATAAAAGCTGTAGATAAATTAGGAAACTTTAGTTCTAATGCTACTGCAATTATTTCAAATGTAACTGAAACAATTAATCATAATGCTGTTGCAACAATTAGTGAACACCCTGATTTTGCTGGAACAACTAATAATACAGTTATTGTAGATGATTCAATACAATTAAATTCATCAGAATTATTTGATTCAGCTAGTGGAGATTTTGATGATGAAACAGATAGATTTTTTGATTCTGGTGTAAGTAATGCAGATTTTGTTTCAAGTGGTAATTATATTTTTGCAAATACTGTAGATATAGGTGCTAAACATACAGTTAGAGTTACTGCAACATTAGAACAAACTGCATCAAATCCTGACGATTTATTTGATAGTAGAACAGGATTGTTTGATAGTCAGCCATCTAACTTTGATGGAGATGCACCAGCTAATTCTGAAGCACATTTAGAAATAGCAACATCAGATGATGATATTACTTATACTGCTTTCCAAAATTTTGTAATAGGAAATTACACAGCAAGATATTTAAAATTCAGAGTTGTTTTAATTTCAAGAGATGGTGCTTCAACACCTGTAGTTCAACAAGTAACAGTTACAGTAGATATGCCTGATAGAATATTTAGTGGAAATGATATAACTTCTGGTGCTGGAACATATACTGTAACATTTACAAATCCATTCAAATCTGTTAATTATGCTGTTGGAATTACAGGCGAAGACCTTGCTACTGGAGATTTCTTTGTAGTAGAAAATAAGACAATAAATGGCTTTGAACTAACATTCAAAAATTCAGGTGGTACACCGATAAGTCGTACCTTTGATTACTTGGCGAAGGGCTATTGATATATTAAAATAAAAGGAGTATAAGAACGATATGGCACAACACGATTACGATATAGCAAATCAATCATTCCCAAGTTTTAGATCAGATTTAAACTCTGTATTAGAAGCTATCAATACTTCTAATTCAGGAACTTCAAGACCTACTTCAGCAGTAAATGGAACAATCTGGTTAGATACCACCAATGCAACTACACCAACTTTAAAACTTTATGATGGAACAGATGATATATCTTTAGCAACTTTTGATTATTCAGCTAATACAGTTAATTGGTTAGATTCAACTGTTTCAGCAGATTTAGTAAATGATTTATCTCCACAATTAGGTGGGATGTTAGATGTTAATGGTAATGCTATTGGTAATGGTACAGAAGAATTAATTAAATTTTCAGAAACAGCAAGTGCAGTAAATGAAGTAACTGTAACTAATTCTGCAACAGGTAATGCACCTGAAATTTCTGCTACAGGAGATGACACAAATATTGATTTGAAATTAACACCAAAAGGAACAGGAAAATTAGTTTTAGATGGTTTAAATTTTCCAACATCAGATGGAACAACAGGACAATTTTTAAAAACAGATGGCTCTGGCAATTTAAGTTTTGATGATGTTGGTGGTGGTGGAAAAGTTTTACAAGTTGTTTCAAATTCTTCTTCCTCAACTATAACTAGTTCAGTAACTACCGATACAGAAGTAATAAACACAAGTATCACACCTAGTAGCACATCAAATAAAATTTTAGTTATAGCTAGTTTATCTATATCTGTTACTGCTGGAACCAATGCGTATGCTGGTTCAAAATTGCGTAGAGGAACAAATGCTTCTGGAACTATTTTATCTGAAAAAGCTATAGGAGATTCTGCTGGAAACGATATAATTGGATTTATAGAACATACTATTCTAGATAGTCCATCAACTACAAGCTCACAGCAATATACTATGTCATTTAGATTAGCATCAGGTAATACAACTTCAGTAAGTACAGATGCTAGAGTTTACAATATAATATTAATGGAGATTGAAGCATGATTTTAAAAGCAATACAAAAAATAAATCCTAATGCAGAAGTGGTTGTAAAAGGAGATGATATTGATACTTGCGAAATAGAATGGCACAATGGAACAACACCTATCTCTAAAGCTGACATAGAAGCACAATTTCCTATTGTAGAATTTGATATGGCTATGAAAGATTTAAGAACCAAAAGAAATAATCTATTAAAAGAAACAGATTATTATGCTTTATCAGATCAAACTTTATCTGATGATATGAGGACTTATAGACAAGCATTAAGAGATATTACAGAAAATTTAACAACAGTAGAACAAGTACAAGCAGTAGAATTTCCAACTAAACCATAAGAGGTTTAATGCAACTTTCTAAACATTTCACATTAGAAGAATTTGAGAAATCTCAAACAGCTACAAGAAAAGGTATCAAGAATAAAGCTGGTGCTGGAGAAATTAAAAATCTAGGCGATCTTTGTTATGAAGTCTTAGAACCTTGCCGAGCAAAGTTTGACAAACCAATTACAATCACATCTGGTTATCGTAGCCCAGAATTATCAGAAGCTATAGGCTCAAAAAGAACTTCACAGCATTGTTTTGGCGAGGCTTGTGATCTAGAAATAATGGGTGTTTCTAATCTTGAAGTAGCATTATGGATTCAAAACAATGTGGACTTTGACCAACTAATTTTAGAATATTACACAGGAGAACAAAATAGTGGTTGGATTCATGTTTCATACAAAGATGGAAGTAATAGAAAACAGGTTTTGACATTTGATGGCAAGAAATATACAAATGGATTACCTGATGCAAAGTGGTCAGGTGGTAAAATAACTAACTAATAGGAGTTTATCATGCCAAGACATTATGGAAAAATGAAACCAAAAATGAAAAAGAAAAAAGCTAAAAAGAAAAAGAAGTAATGGTAAAACGAAAAAGAAAAAAAGCACCTAAAGGTTATCATTATATGCCTGATGGTCGTTTAATGAAAGATTCAGCACATGGCAAAAAGAAGAAAAGTCGCAAAAGATAAAAAGACAAAGATACCTAAAAAATATCTTAGTGGTCTTAAAGGTGCTAAAAGATCTGCAAGAGCATCTTTATTAAAACGAATGTCAAGTTTATATAAAAAAGGTAAAAGAATACCTTTATCACTATTTAGATCGAGAGTTAAATAATGGCAGTTAGAAGAAAACCTTTATCAGCTAGTGTAAGAGCAACATTAAGAAGAAAAGCTAAAGCTAAAAAAGGTGTAACATTTACTCAACTTACAAAAGTATATCGTAGAGGACAAGGTGCTTGGTTAGGTTCTGGTTCAAGACCAAAAGTTCCAATGTCAGCTTGGGCTATGGCTAGAGTTAATTCATTTGTTAGAGGCTCAAGAAAACACGACACAGATTTAAGAAGAAAAAAGAAAAAATGAGTTTATACGATACTTACATTGAACAAGCTAAACTTGTTCATCAAAATGATAAGAAATGGCGAGGCACAACTGTCGTTAAATACATTCCAATTATAAACGAGATAATAAAATCTAAACAGATTAGAACGATTCTAGACTACGGATGTGGTAAAGCACAAAACCACCCTAAGCATTGGAACGCATCTAAATATGACCCAGCAGTACCAGAATTTAGTACAAAGCCTGATACTAGATTTGATTTAGTTATTTCAACAGATGTATTAGAACATATCCCAGAAGATCATATTGATGAAGTTTTAAAAGATATATTTAACTATTCTGACCAATGGGTTTTCTTAACTATCTGCACAAGAGAAGCTAGAGAAATATTGCCTAATGGAATGAACGCACACGCAACTGTTAAACCTGAAGAATGGTGGAACGATAAACTAAAAGATTATACTAGATATACTGTAATGTATTCCTAATGTTCGACCCATTTGAATATCTATCAAATAAAAAAATAATACTTATTGGAAACGCAGATTTAAAAACTGAACCTAACTATTCAGAATACGATTGTATTATAAGATTAAACTTAGGAATATTAGATAAACCCTGTGATGTTTGGATTAATAATTTAGTTAATCAAGCACATCAATTTCTTTACGATAGACTAGGCTATTACCCAGAATTTAAAAACATCATAAGACTTAATGCTGAAAAAGGTGGCAAACGAATGGAACGGATGCCTAATCAATACAAACCTCATGCTTGGTTATGGAACAAACAAGAATTTGCTAAAATGCAACAAGAGTTAGATTATAATAGACCTACAACAGGACTAATTTCTGTTTATTGGATATTAAATAATATTAAATGCGATCTTCATGTTACAGGATATAATTTTTTTGAAACTTGTAATAAATATACAAGAGAAGTACATCAAGTATCTAATAAATTTTCTTATCCCTCGCATGAAATGGAAAAAGACGAATATTGGATTAAAAGATG